GAAATGGAATATTAGGAAAACCAATTGCGGGTTTGTAAGTGCCTTGATACAAAGAACCGGCAGCAATAGCCGCTTGCATGGATTGCTTGTTGACCGCATCCAAAGAGCCAGTCGGTCCCGTGCGCGGATCAAGCACGCCAACAATATTAAAGTTGCCCATGTTAAGCGAACCGTCAGCGAGAATCTGCGTGGTGCGAGTAATGCCGCCACCGCCGCCACCGCCGCCGCCGCCCCCACCGCCCATGCTAAACATGCGCCGCCAAACTTGATCATCAAAGAAGCTCGCGCTTGTTGATTCGCGTGCAACCCAAACTGATTTGTTGTACGTGACAACATCGCCGGTTGAGTAAGGCACGTTGACTTCATAAATACCTTTAAACGAACGGATAGGCGTGCCGCCCTCTGCCTTAATGTCAGCGTAAACCTGATCCATGTAGTACAAGACAGCGCCTTGGCTGATCTCTTTGACTACGTCGTCAAAGCCGTCAACGTCAGCATCCATCACGGAGCCGTCAGACAACGCCATGTGCACGCCCGAGCGCGTGTACTTAACTGCCACAATGGTTGGGGCATCCGCGCCGTGCCGACCGTCTAAGCCCTTCTCGCCCTGTGCGCCGCGTGCGCCGCGTTGCGCAACCATGTGACCTTTACCACCCCACCACATAAAGGTGGAACCGCCATCAATGTACAGGTCGCCGTTGTCATACTCATAGCCCTCTTGCTTTAACCCTTTCCACTCAAGACCTGCTGATCCTTGGCGCTCCCAATCTGGGGAACCCGGCTTTGACGACGTGTCGCGCATAGCCTTATAAACTTTACCAATCGCATGCGTAACATAAGTCCCCTCGCGATGAATCCCAGCTTCCCAATGCTTTGTATTAATACCTAGCCCGTCAGCACCGTCTAATCCTTTCTCACCACGCTCGCCGCGCTCGCCTTCTGGCAACTCAACATCAATTGTCTGATCGTTGTCTAATATCAAAGTCATTGATTTTCTATCAACGCTCATCTCAATAGACTTGATACCGATGCCGTCTTGACCGTCAACTCCGTCAGCGCCGTCTTTTCCACTCTCGCCGTCTTTGCCGTTTGCAGGCGTAGGAATTTGCTTGATAACTTCCTCAAGCACAGCAGGGATCACGACCTCTTTGACTGTTTCTACAATGCCGTCAACGTCTACAGGGTCAGCGTCGCGCCCGTCTTTACCATTCACTCCGTCTTTTGGCTCAGGTAAATTTTCGACCCGCTGCTTGAGAACGTCTAAGTCCTTTTCGACTGAGACCACCGCCTCAACGACTGGCTTAATTACGTTGACTAAGTCTTTTTCAAGCATTGCGGGCATCCATAAATATAGAATTGAGTAACGCCTTGGTCACATCAAGATCAATTGCCTTCTCTTCAGGCTCAGGCGTATCCTCTGGCTCTGGCTCAGGCTCAGGCGCGGGAGGGGGTGGGGGCGCTTCTTTTGCTTTCAGATTTGCAGCGGCAAGCTCTGCCAACAAACTGACCGGAGTGTTCTGCGCTTGCATGAATGGTTCGTCGCCACCGTCTACATCGGGTAAACCCTCAGAGCGCCGTGCCTCATTTGGCGACATCAAACCGCCTTGCGTTGCGCGTGTCAGCGCATCGATGCGACCGGAGTAGTCAAGACGCAGAAGAGCCTTTGTGTCCAACTCTGAAAAGTCATTGCCGGTGAATCCAAACACATCATCAAAGCTGCGCTCAATGTTTTCAATCAACGCACCCAAGGACAATGACAGCCAGTGATTGATAAGTGACTCTGTGTTGTTAAGCGTAGCCTTAGACAAGTCACCCACGATTGGCAGCGGTACGCCAAACACTCGCGCAATATCCTCAATACTCATGCGCTGCGCTTCAATCAATTGAGCATCAACGCTGTTGACTGAAAGCTGTTGAAATTTTAAACCGGAGGCGAGAATTGGCATCTTGCCTTGTGCCCAACCTTTACTCTGTTCGTCAAACGCGGCGCGTAATGTTTGCATCTGATCGCGGTTCAACGCAGCATCTGTTGACAGAATACCACTTGGGCGATTCATCTGCGCAAAGAATGCAGCTTGCGTTTCAGACAATGCGACGTTAATGCCACAAGCCAATGACGCGGCTTTAATGGGTGATTCGCCAATTAGCGGATGACGTGGCGTGTAGGTGCGGAAATGGCACACGTCGCGCTGCGGTGCCATGTACGATGCCGTGCTGGGCAACATAGGGTTTCCACCTATGTTGTAGAAGATGCCTCCATCTTCTGACACATAAGGCGTGACCGTGCCGCGTGGCATGATGTGTAAAGCCGTTACCGCGCGGCGCTCATCACGCACGATCAAACAAAAACACTCTCCATCAAAAAGCATTGCAGACACAAGGTTCTGCATAAACTGTGGAAATGTTTCATAGCTATTTGGCTTACGGAATACGCGTGCAGCGGGAGAGGTCTTGCTAATGTCGGTGCCGCCGTCATCACGATGAATCTTGTGGTGTGGGTAGCATTGCGAGATTGCGCGTGCAGAGGCTTGAACGCAAGCATACACGGCAGGGATTCCACGCGCAGCAAAACCGCCGATCTTAAGGTTGCGCTGCCAGCCATCGCCAATAGGCTCAATGCCCCACATGCCGCCCAGCTCGCTCATACCCATGAACGGACCGCGATTCGACCCCTCGACGCTAGACAGGTAAGACTTCTCGCGCTTCTGCTTGCGTCTGGACATTACTCACCTACTGTGTCTAGTTTGTCTGTATAGGAATCAATAATTTCTGATTTGATGGAACGCGTGCGGCGCTTGCGCATTGCTGGCAGTGGCTCCATGTTGCGCGTCATGTATCCTTGCTCGATTTCCGCGTCAGTAATCTCTTCAAAGATTTCATAGCCGACACACAAGCGAGCTTTACCTTGATCGACAAGCTCTTGACCTTCTGCCATAGTGATTGGATAAGCACGGCGACCTCCAACGGTTTGCTTCATGAGAATTGCCATTTGACTACTCCTTTGTGAGCTTTCACAAACCACAAAGGCTTGTGAAAACCCCCTCGACCTTGTGAGTCGAAGGGGAGTTAGTTACTACCAAGACAGACCAGTGATGCTATACACGGCAGCAGCACCGCGCAGACGTGCCCACGATGTAGGAGCGACCATGCGGATACCAACCGAGTATGACTGCCAGAGCGAGCGAGTCTGCTGACCAACTTGCGCTGCACCTGTCGAACCGGCAACAGCGATACCCGAGTTAACAGGCACTTGACCAGCTGTTCCGATTGCGCCAATTGCGGCTTGTCCGGAGGTTGCTGCCATTGTTGGAGCGGCTGCACCAGCGTTGCTTTCAGTAACCGTTGCAACGTCAGACACGTCAAACTCAGGCGCGTCAAACGCTGTGGCAATAGTCGAGGCATCCACTAAAATTGCAGTGTTGGCAGGAACGTGCTGTGAGCTAATCACTTCAACACCCAACAAACGACCGGCAGAGATTTCATCTGCAAAAGCGCGTTGACCAAGCGGGTTCATCATGAGCGAGAGGCTCAGACGATTAGCCGTTGGAACGATCAGCACAGGACGAGCACCCAGACGTGCATTGGTCATTGCAGTGATTGCAGCTTTCATGTCAGCGATCACAGCAGCTTCGCCGCCACCGGCTGTAGATGGTACACCAGTGACACCTTGCAGCAAGCCATCAGGACGCACACCAGCAACAGCGGCAGCGTTAGACAACATTGCAGCGTCAAGCACCTGAGCATAAGCTTCGGTAAGCGCATCACGCAGTAGACCTTCGATTGCTGGAGTTGAGCGCTGAGTAATTTCACGACTCATTGTGGTAATAGCCGCCAACTTGTAACGGTTGATTTTTGCCGAACCAAAAGAGAACTGAGTAAGAGGAATGTTACCAGCCTCACCAACCCATGCTGGCTCTGTCAGCGTTGCGCCAAGCGGGTTGCGCATTGGAACAGTGATGCTGTCGTAGCCACCGAATGACAATTGCTGTGACTTGGCTGCCAATTCAGCAGCAACCGACACAGTGCGCAGACTGTTCATAAAGCCTTGAATGTCTGTCTGCACAAGTTCAGCAGCCCAGCCAGTCGAAGTTGTCATCGCAGGGTTAACAACTGACTTAGAGGTGTACTCCATCACAGCTTTGAGGGCTGCATCATCAGCATAACGCTCGGCAATTACTTCGTTTAGTTGCTTGCGCTCTGCAAATGCGAACAACTTAGCAGCGCCCATTTTCCACAGCATCGAGCCATCGCCCTTGCTGTCTTTCTTCATGTTGGTGACGACAGCAGGAGCGCCGCTGACAACAGAAGCGGCACGGCTTGCCAATGCGCTCTCAGCTTTCTTCAAAGCCGACACGGTTGCGTCTTGCTTTTCAACTTGAGCTGACAGCTCTTCAACTTGAACAAGCAGTGACTCTTCCTGAGGTGCTGCCTCAAGAGCAACGGTCGATTCAACAAGTGCGTCTTTCAGGGAAACCAATTCGGTTTCTGCTGCGACGATGCGATCTGAGAGATTCATAATTATTTCCTAATGGTTTTGTTTGCAGACAAAATGGCTGCTTTAGCCCGGTCAACGACCGTTTCTGGATTACGGTCTGACGCGACCAAATTAGCATTGACATCACTTGACTGGATGTCAATACCAAAATTCTTTGCAATTTGCATGGCGCGAGGATGCGCGGGTATGGATACGACCGAGCACTCGAACAACTCGATCTCTTTAAAGTGAACGCCGCCCACTTTGTTTTGCTCGCCCTTGCCGCGAAAGCCGATACTTGCACCGAGCGGCACATCGTCAGCAATAAGCTGCTTGACCATAAGCCCAAGGTTTGTGCTTGCAACTTTCAAGTCGCCAATGAGTTTGCCAGCTTCGACGCGCAAGTTATTCCAATAACCGATAGGACGGTCTGGATCGTGCTGGTACAGGGCTATGAGTTTCTTGCCAAGGTTTGGCGTGTAGGCATCAACGTCAATTGTGTCTTTCACGCGGTCAGGCGTAGTCGCCGACATGACAAAACGAGCGTCGTATTCGCTCGTTGCTGCTTTTTGGATTTCTACATCAAATGATTTGCTGAAGTTTTCCATACGGTAGTGCTCCAAATAACAGAGACACCACCGCTCCCAGTCTTTTGAGGCTGGTCGGATTTACGCTTTTCCTCTTGACGTTCTTGACGCCCGGGTCTGGTTCTAGCCATAGCGCGATTTTAACCTACTTTTCGCAGAAAAAGCAAACTTTTCACGCAATCATTGCCGCAACATCAAACTCTGCCGGTTGATCTATAAACATACCCACTGCCATAATAGCGGCCACGAGCGGATCTATACGCTGGGTAGACTTAGTTTTGTCGACTTTGGAGTTACCCGCCGGATCCTTGACCACGATCGCGTTTGCCGCGGACATGTTCAAAAGCGGGTGAGCGCCGTGGCGAATCTTACCCTGCAGCAGTAGCGTTTCGAATAACTCTACCCGAGGACTCATGTCCTTGTAGCCTTGACCTACTTCGCACCACTCGGCCTCTTGAGCGAACCCAGCTCGCTCCGCGGCCTGTTTCATCTCGTTCACCCGCCACCGGTCAAAGTGGATGCTAGAGGCCGAGATGCTCAACTCTTCGAGTTTCAGACGTAGCCACCCGCTTACCCACTCATAGTCCAGCACCTTACCCGGCACGGCTATCAGCTCACCGCTGTTGACCCACGTCGCGTAAGGGGCCTTGTCTCGGTTTTGACGCTCAGTCAGACCCTCTTGTGGTGTAAATACGAAGGGCCAAAGGTGCACCACACCATCGTCGTCCTTCGCAGCCAACACCGCGGCGGTCAAGTCGTTACGCTGTGACAGGTCGAGACCCATCGATACGTGCGCTCCAGACCGAAAAACCGCCAAATCGGGCGCACCGTCATTACCCTTCCAAATCGCGGGGGCGAGCCAAAGGGACTCGAGCGCCACCCGCTGGTTGAGCAGTAGGTTACGGGCACTGGCCTCGATCGATGGAATCCGGGCGGCTTGCTTCAACTGCTCTTCTAAGTCCTTCTTAGACCGGAACAAGCCCAACGCGGGGTTGGCCTTAGCCCACTGACTCTCGTCCATTAGATCGCATTCTGGGTCGGCCTCGTACACATGACAAACCGTGTGCGGGTCGCCAGAGCGTCGAGCGTCGTCGATCTGCGTCGACAAGAAGTCGGCGTCGCTCGGTGCTTGAGTCGAAATCATAACCAACAACGGCTTTTCGTGAGCGCCTTGGCTCGTGGTGATAGCTTCAATAAAAGGAGTCATCTGACCGCGTACCTGACCGACTTCGTCCAGAATCGCAAGAACGGGCGATAAACCGTGCGCGGTCGTGCCGTCCGCGGACAAAGCGCGAAACTCTACGTTTTTCCTTAAACCGACGATCTTCTTAGTCGAAGGAATCACTTTGTACAAACCCGTAAAAAGCGGTTGAAGCGCAAGCATCTTCGACGCCAAACTGAACACCAAAGCTGCTTGGTCGCGGCTCATCGCGCCTGAAACTACTTGCGAGTTTTGCTGGGCTTCGGGTCCGACGATGTGCGCGAGCATAATTGCTGCGATCAGAGCCGATTTGCCGTTTTTACGCGCTATCGACATGATAGCACGGCGTGTACCATGCGGATTGTCGTAGATTTCGAGTAAGAACTTCTTTTGAAACGGTTCGAGCTTTAGCGGCTTACCTACCCTCGCACCTTCCGGCACCAAACAGTAGGTTTCCGCGAACTTGATAACTCTCTGACCTCGAGTCAGTTTCTTCATGCGAGCAGATCGTCCTCAGAAACGCGTTTGATAACCTTCTTAGCCTCCGCCTCTGCCGAATTACGCTTGCGCTGGTTTTCGCCCGTGAGAGAACGCTGGCTGGCGCTCAACCCCAAAGTGCGGGAAAGCGCCTGAATCGTGCTGCTCATGGTCATCGAGGCTGAGAGGAGCGGGTGCGCAACCGTTGTTCCTCGCTCGTTAACAAGAGTCAAGCCGTCTCGATCGAGCTGGTTTTGCAACTCATCGAACCGTCTTAGGGTCTTGGACAGGTTGGTGGCGATCGATAAATCGTGCGGTGACCATGTGTCCACTTCGCGCGAAGATATCAGCCGTTTAAAGTGAACCAACTCCTCTTCGCTCAGGGTCGCGGTTGGTTGAAAGACGATTGCGGCAGATTGAAACTGCCTGACCAAACCTTCGGTTGTGTTCTTCATCACACGTTTACGTGCAGTATTTGCCATTATCTTACGCCATCCTCTTTTAAAATCGCGCGCGTGCGCGGGGATTAAAAACTACGGTTGCCTTGATTTTACCCCGAAACTCTCATGATCCGCATACAAAGTTG